AAAATAAAGATGATGAAGATGCTTCACGAAACCAATCTGAGGACGAATTAGCTGAAGAACGTAAACGTTTAGAAGAAGTATTAAACAAATATAAAAGAGCATAGGTTATTTTCGGATAACCTTTTGTATATAAAATTTCACATACCATATCTGGTGTGAAAAAGAGATTTTTTTGGTTTGTAGGGGATTTCAACGAATTTTAGGGAGGACAAGCCCGTGTCTTCCCTACCTCGCAACATGCGTTTTTGTAGATATTGCGAAGACTTTGCAAAGAAAACAGAATCGCTAAATTATCAGGAATAAAAATAATTGAAGTTTAATAGTATGATTGTGTAGAGTTTTAATATTTTTATTGAAACATAGTTTGTCTGCTGTATAATTGGTTTATAAATAATAAAGTTTTATACAATGAATCTAGAAAGGTTGTGTATTTGGTGAAAAAAGTATTAGTAATCGACCATGGTAATGGGAACATTAAAGGAAGAAGTGAAGTTGCAGCAGGAGTGTTACCTTCATTAGTGGCTTTTAAAAAGGATGTAGGGGAATCAATTACAGGTAAAAAGGCGAAATTAAAGACTTATGAAATTGAAGGTATCGAATATGTTTGGGGAAAAGACATCACAAAAGTAAAAGATGTATTTGCAACTTATGGATTCCAAAACAGATACAAAGAGCCTTTATACAAAGTGTTAACAAGTATCGCTCTTGCTGATCTTGCTCTTAAAAGTAAAGTGCAACCAACAGACGAAGTAATTGTAATTACAGGTGTACCAAGTAACGAAATCGGTACAGAAGCCGCTAATAATCTAAAAGAAGTTTTCGAAGGGTTACATACAGTAAAAATCGAGGGTAAAACAGTAAAGGTTAATGTAGAAGAAGTTATCATTTTACCTCAACCTATCGGAACTGTAATGGGTCAATACTTAGATACAGAAGGATTCGTAGCTGATGAACGTTACGAAGATATTCGTGTAGGAGTGATTGATATTGGAACAGGAACGACAGATTTAGACTCAATTACTGGACTACGTCGCGAAAATGAGTTCAAGTCGGTTGAAGCTGGAATGAAGGATGTTTATCAAGAAATCGCTGATTACATCAATTCTCAAAATTCTAATGCTAAAGTGGAATACTACCATGTTGAACCATTCTTTGAATCAGGACAGTATAAACTTTCAGAACGTCACATTATTGATTTCGAAGAAGTTAAGCCGAAAGCTGTATTCCAAGTGTCAGAAAAGATTAAACAGGGTATTAAGAACGCATGGAAAACGTTCGACCGTTTCGATGAAATCATTATTACTGGTGGTGGAGCAGAACTATTCGCAAGCGCTATTGAAGATTTAGTCGGCGGCGTGAAGGTGGCGGAAAAACCACAACAAGCAAACGCAGAAGGATTTTTCAAATACGGAATGTTCAAAGTGAGTGAAGAAGATGGCGAGTAAAATTTATCAGCTTAGTTATGACGATCAGCTGGATAAAGACATTCATGAGTGGTTGAAAAAGATTCCTAGAAGTAGGAAAGCGGAAACTGTACGACATGCAATACGCTATTACATTGCAAGCAATGGTGGTAGTAGCGGAATTCACATGCCGAATGTAACAGGATTACCTATTGCAATAGAGGAACCACAAATTAAACAGGAAGCACCTAAAAAGAAAAGACCTAAATTATCTAAAGACGGTGACTTTAGTTAATAAATAATTATTTAAAGAAAATAACCCTCCTCCCTCTTTCTCAACGCTTTTTCATGGAATATTGGAATTATGGAAAAGTGGCCCTAAGATAAAAGAGAGGGAAGAGGTGAATTTTCGAAAGAGGGGAGCAGCATGAGCAATGTTAACCCTATGTTTGAACATTCCGGAAAATCTACTACAATAACAAACCAACAAACTCGTAAAACTCGTTGTGATAAAAAGAAAGACGTAAAAATCCCCGTAAATGAAATGCAAAGACAACTAATAAGATCCTCAGCATTCCAAGAAGGAATAACCACTACACAATACATGTCTAAATTAATTACAGAACACCTCAAAATCGATTATATAAGCGAAATACATGCATACGAATATAAAGACACTAAAAAGTACATCCATGCGAAATTAGGGCAGGAAACACATTCTAAGCTTGTCCAATTAGCGATAGAATGGGGAGTTTCACAAAGAGCTGCAGCAACACGTATTTTATGTTTTGCATTACGCACAATGTGAGAGGTGACAACATGTACAGTAAATACGATGTTATGACAAAGGAAATACAACTTATGAGTGCTAATAACTGGTGGGAACGAACTAAAATCGAATGGAAGTTAAAAGAGAAATACCGTTTTGAAGTGAAGATGCTCAAGATTTACTTATTCCGTATGAATATTATTATCGAAGATATGGAAGAGGAAGATTACGAGTGTAACGCTAGTGATCTAGCTGAGATACTTGTGGAGGACTTTCTCGAACATATAAGGTCAAAGAATAGTATGGAGCAGCTGTATCAAATCTTAGAGAATAAGAAGCACTATACAGATTACGAATTAGAATTTAATGAAAACGATGAACGATACGGAACAATTGACGTGAAGATTGATAGAAGAACATTGAGACGGATTGAAGTGTTTTTCTCTGATATGTCCCATTCATTCCCTTTACATGGTTATACAGCAGATAAACTAATTAACATTTTAATGTGCGATTATATGAAGTATTATGCAGAAGAACCAGGAAAGAAGTTATCCTTACTGAAAAGAAGATTTTCATGATACTTAGAATTCCTATTTTCGGGATGTTTAAAAAATGAAACTTTTGCCCACTCTTGTACTAAAAACTTAAAACAGGAGTGATAAAATGGGATGGCTTATTTCTGGTAAAGGGAGAAAGTCGAAACTCTCCAATTTTCTGGAGAAAAATAAAATTACCCAACAAGAACTAGCGGAAAGAAGTGGAGTTAGCAAATCTACAATTAGTCGTGTTTGCCAAGGGGATAAATTTTCTCCAACTATGAAGAATGCACAAAAGATTATCAAAACATTAAAGAGGTTAACTAATAAAGATGTACATTATGATGATTTTTGGATGTAAACAATGAAAGCCGCCCAACAGGACGGCTTTCATTGTTTACTTCTTAATATACTCGTAATACCATTTTCCTTCAGGTCTAGTGTCCATCCACCAAGTAATTTTATCTAATTCAGGATTCGGTAACACTTCTGTTTGCAAGTATGCTGTACCGGTTAATGGATCGGAAATAACTTGTCCTTTAGTTCCACGCTCAGCCATAGCATTTAATACCTCAGGAACCAATGAGACGCCAAATCCACCAGATTTAACATATTGATATCCACCATTAGAAACGTTTTGTTCCGGTTGATTCATTTCTGTAAACCAAGATAAAGGTTTGCTTCCAATTAACTCATTCAAATCACACTTACCAATACCGGGTACATTACCTGTTTCAGTGTATTGCCAAATATCGCATGGATAAGCTGGTCTTTTTCCGCCATAACGTGGAATCCATACAAAGTCAGCAACTACATTTGCCATTCCGAATGGAGCATACATATGATGGCCAACATATAAACCGACTTTTTGAGCGCCTAATCGGCGTAATTCATCAATAAACGCTTGTGCACCGGCTCTCATATCATCCATTGTTTTCACTTCTACATCAGCCACCCAGACTGTCGCACTCTTGTCACCGCGGTTCCAGAAATCACGAGCTTCTATCCGTGCATCATTTTCAGAAACAAAACGACAGAATGCATAGTTTCCAAACGGGATATTACGAGCTTTCATGGCAGCAACATAAGATTTGTACACTGGATCAACATAGTTAGAGCCATCTTGTACACGAGCAATAACAAAATCTAAATGTTTTGCTGCTGTATCCCAATCAGGACTACCATTCCATTTAGACATATCTACAATGTAACCCATTATTTATCCTCTCCTTTATTTCGTTTATCAGCAAACCATTTACCAGCTGTAGGATTAGATACAACACCTGCAGCAATCAGAATGTATAGAATCATATCTACGTATTCTTGATATCTTCCTAAATTAAAATGAGGGACAGTATCCATTAATATCATCCCTAATAGCGCGAATAACGCTACCCACAATCCATAATTCTTGAATTTCTCTTGCATCGTTATTTCCTCCGTTTCCTTGTATCAGAACGTTTTATTTTCGCTTCAATTTCACTTGCCACACTTTCCAGTAACCATGTCGGAATCCATTTGTCCCATCCGACACGAACGCAATTAGCTGTAAAACTGTTGAAAATGTGATATGTTAAACCGCCAGTCACCATGAAGAAAAAGAAATCTGGTAATTTAAAAGCGATATCAAACATGTGAGCTAAACATGGCAATAAAAAAAGCACCACGGTACGCGCGATGCCTTCTACTCCATATGCCGATGAATATGATCCATCTAACTTTGATGCTTTACTTCCTGTTATCCAGTCTAAAGCAACTACCATCATAAGAATGAATATCCAAATTAAATTTGCTTTTCCGTACACCAGACTTAAGAATGTTCCTACTCCGCCGCTTACAAGTGAAGCAGCCTTAAATTGTGCTGTATTAAAAACATCGATTATGTTGAGACTCCTGAAAATATCATTAACTCGCTCCAATTGTTCACCTCCTTTTAATTAAAAACAACTTATAACTGTTCTGTTGGTTCTTCAGTTGTTGGTGGTTCAACCGGATCTGTCGGTTTCTCCGGTTCTGTTACAGGTGGTTGTTCTGGTTCTTTTGGTTCTTCTTTCACTGGAACAACTTGCTTCACATCGATTCTTGAGAAAATGTAATCGCCAATTACAACCGTTACCGTATTATTGTTATTCAACTGCTCGTTTAGGAAAATCGGATCATAATCATTTGTAATAATCTCAAGCTCTTTTCCACCGTTTGTATGAACTTTTAACTTTGTAGTGCCTTCCACAGTAGGTAGATTGATTGGTAAAATACGTTTCACATCAATTCGTTGAATGATAAAATCACCAATAAGCACGGTGATTAAGTCTTTATCATTTAATTTGTCATTTAACACCTGTGCATTGTAATTTTCAATTTGTACCGTGTTTTTTAATCCGCCTTGTGTATGGATTTCAATTGTTTGCATGTTCAAACATCTCCTTTTGTAGTTTTTCAGTGTATTTAATATTGCATTTATCGAAAATCCCTTTTTCTTCAGCTCCTATAATCGGTTTATCGACTGTAAGCGTTACATTCATGATAATAGGCGTATTACCAACTAGCTTTTTTATTAATGCTTCTGTCGCTTTATTCATTAGAAAGTTCCTCCCGTCCGGCTCTGTATGAAGAGACGTGAAATAACGTTAGCATTAACACGACCTAACTTGTCCGGTGTGATAGTGATAACGTGCCATTTGTTTCGTTCGATTTTCCCTGAATTATCCTTAGATAAATAAGGTTCTAAATTCACATTTTCTGCTGATGTGGATGTTACAGGAACTACATTTCCATCAACTTTAATAGTTACTATGCTCGGACGTTCAGATAATTTATAAATACCATGTTGAATATCGTGAATGTGGTCGGGCAAAGTGATTGTATGCGTATGGTTCGGTATATTAATTTCATGTGTGTGATGCGGTATGCTAATTTGATGCGTATGATCTGGAATAGAAACTGAATGTGTATGCGCTGGAATAGTTACACTATGAGAATGCGCTGGTATATTTACTTGGTGTTTATGAGACGGGATGGAAGTTGTATGCGAATGATCGCCATCCGCTGTATAAGTCCATAAATCCATTTCTGCACCTGTAGGTAGTGCCGAACCGATAGCTCCTCCACCATCATCAATTGCCGATATATAGTTTCTATATTCCATTCCACCAGTATTATCTCCAATCGTTGACTGGAAGCCAAACATCATATGACGATGATTACCACCGTTACTTGATGATGCTACAGAACCCCCACCAGCTTCACTTGTGAATGAACCACCACCACCAGATGTAGAAGTTTGTGTGCTGCCACCACCTGAACTAGATGTTTGCGTAGACCCACCGCCACTAGATGTCGAGTTCACAACTCCACCACCAGAACTTGTTGAATTAACAACAGCGCCGCCGGCGGATGTAGATTCTACAATAGACCCACCGCCTCTCGTGGCCTTAGAATAAGCGCGAAACTCTTCAATTTCAAAAGTTAAATCTAGTGTGTTTATATTCTTTAAATCATCAGGGATAAAGAATTTAATAACAGCTGGATTTTCTGGGTCGCAGTTATCGTTATAACTATATGCCACCATCGTGGTAGAGCCTTGGCTATACGTATCATTAACTAATTGTTTTTTCTGTAAATCAGTAATTGTCGTTCCGATATCTGAACGAACATTTCCAATTTCGAATTGTATGTTAGATGGATCTCCATAAATATCAGATTTCGATAGTTTCATAATCCGTAAATCATCATTGGTATCGGTATCTTGGTCATATACACCAACAATTTTTGAAATATCATATTTTACAAGTTTGTATGGATCGATAAGTTCATAATCTATACAATCTACAGATATTGTTGTTATTGGTTTCTTGTATTGATTTAAAAGACCACCACCAGAAGCTTTAAGAGATTCTGCATCTTCAAACCTTCTGTCAGCCCATATTCTTTTATGAATACCGTATTTATCAATAATAGATTGTTCTGCTTGTAAATACGGAACTCCACCATTTACTTTCTCAATTCCAAGCTGATTTACACCCTCACCATATCCTAGTGGATAAATTCGTGTGATTAATCCTGTTGGATCCTCATCCTTCTCGATACCTTTTAAATTCTTTCCGTATCGAATAACATCAACTTTTTCATCTGTTGCGCGAACTAGATTAAGAGTGAAAGGATAGTTAGTGTCATCCCATGTCCATAAATATGATTCATTAAATGGTTTAGGTATACTTACTATTGCATTTAACAGAGAATCTTCGTTTTCCCATGCATAATGAAAATAACGTGTAAATTCAACTGTTCCGAGCTTCCAATGATTTACCTCTTGCTGATTGATAAGATATTGAAGAACATCTCTTGTTGTCCAATTCGTTAATTGATGGTAACGAAAAAGCACGTCAGAGTGTAATGTACTCCAAACGTGCTCGCAATTGTATGTTATGCTCTGGTCACTTTCGTTCTTGACCGTTTTTTTAGGGTTTACTATGAATTTGCCAATATATTTATCGTGGTCGTATAGCTCAATAAAACGTTTTGGTGTGACTTCTAAACGTTTCGGATCGTTCAAAGGTAAAGAAAAAGAACAAGTCCACAAGTTATTTACTTCTTTAACGTACCCAATCTTATAAGCACTGTCTAATATAGTCATTAAATTCATATTAATATCGAAAACTCGTATATGTTTCAATTTGTCACCTTCTTTTTATACAAAAGCCCGCCGTCCAAGTTAATTCTTGATGAACTTTATGTGGAGTTAATAAGATCTACTACTTTAGATTCCAATTCATTATTATATTTGTATTCTTACAAACTATTTATAAACGTTAGCATTTTATCCGCTAGTTTTTTATGACCAATATCATTTAAGTGAACTCCATCTGTCATAAATGAATCGCGATACCACTTAAGCCATGGATACTGATTCGCGTTGTGATATACATCCAAACACGGGATACCGTATTTCGCTGCAACTTCAAGCTCTGCTTTTACCATCGACTCTACTTTATCATCAGTAGGAGAACCTACATTACGTCTAAACTGCGTAAACATGGCGATAGTTGCATTCGGATAATTGTTAATCGTTGTGCTAAGTGTGTAATCCAAAGCACCGTAGAAAGAAGCCTCTGGATCTGTATCTCCGAGCTGACCTAATACAAGTGGCTTTTCTGTCCCTAAATAGTCATTTCCTCCACCTAAAAATGTTATTAAATCTGCATCTTGAGCTATTTCGTTTAGTCTTTTATAGAACGCTAAATTCCCATTCAAACTATTAAACCAACCGGAACCAGATTTCCCTAAGTTTTGAACTGTACAACCTAACTTTTGAGCGATATATCCATGATATTTTACTGTACCAGCCCAATTTATTTCAGTATTGCTATCTCCTATTGCAACCCACTTTTTATCCTTCCATTTCGAAGAAACTGAACCCAATTCAGATAGTGCTTCTTGAAGAGTTTTCGTACCCTCAACATAAACCGCTTCAGCTCGAGTGACAGGGAATATATATTGGCCGCTATCGTCTTTGATTTTCTTTAATTTCCCTTCCAATCTGCCACTACCTTTCTATATTTTTTATCCAACACTTAAATTATCCACCCTTGCAGTTGTTTCTTTCACAAGCATGCCGTGTTTAGTTCCATTATACTTCGCATGATCTGCATTACTTAGCTTATGACTGATTAACAGGACTCTGTTTACGTATAATGTTAATGTGTTATAAGATCGTTTAAATTCAAAGTTAACAGATTGTCCTGTCGTAAAATTAAACACCTGTTGTGTTAACGTCTGATAAGCACCAGATTCTTTTTTCAAGACTTTTATACTGGTATTCTCATCCCCGCGAAACATTATAAAGTTATTACCGTCAACGAAATTTAAAATAAGACCAGGAAAGTTTACCCCGCCTCCTTTCATAACGATATCCGCTTTTACACTAACGTTCATAACATTTTTATCATATAGTGCCGCGGTTACTGCTCCAACATATGCATTCGGTGAGTAAGCTTGGTTATCTATGATCCCCCAGTTGGGATTTCCAGAATCATTATGAATTATATATTCACTGCCTAAAGTTGTAGCAGAATTCGGTCTATTAAAGTTATCAACAAACGGTTTATAAAGTAGCACTGGTTCGTTATCTTGAAAATCATCAAAATACACAGCGTCTACCGATAATGAGGAGCTTTGATACACACCACCAGATGCCCACTTTGTGCCATTCCAGAAATACCACTGACCATCTTCACTAACGACATAAATACCATTCGTTCCGGTAGGAAAAGCGGATTGTAATTGTGATAAAGTCGTATACACTCCCTTTGGTGATCCGCTTGAGATATTCATTATTTGTTGCGTTACATAACTAAAATTATCATTAATAGGTTGTGCCTTCACTTCCCCTACGATTGGCTTAATCTCCATATAACTTCACCTCTCTATAAGAAAAGATGATTCCACTCAAACTTTACTTGTGCGGATGGAATGGTTTCACTTTCGAATTTAAAACCATTTTCTCCCTCAATCAGTTGAATGAAATCACCTGTGTATTTCGTTAATAAATTTGTCGTCCCGTTTTTAACAACAGTCCAAGTTTTTGCATCTATAATAAATTGATCACTATCATTAAATGTTTCCGTTATTTGGACCCACGCCCCTGTGTTTAAATTTGTGATTTTGGGATTTTTACAACGACCTTTTACAATCACTTTGAATGGAGTCGCGTAATAACTGTAGTTAAATACACCAGAATAATGAAGTGGATATAACCATTGGAATCCTTGAGTGTTTGGATATACGATACCTGAATCATATTGTAGTCCTTTATCGTAATCCTGTTTGTTCTTTGGGTCATACGCACTAGGTAGCGCATATGATTGAGGGTCATGAGCCACTAATGGTAAAGTGAAAAATCTATTTTTTAAAAGATCATTTATAGAAAGCGCTCCGCTGTATCGAACATTATAAAAACGCTCTGGATTGTCTGCAATATTCAGTTTAAATGTTCGAGGCCTGCCGAATTGATCGAGAAGTATCCTTTTAAGATTTTCAGTGTTTTTTAACGCTTCTTGATATGATGACTGCGGTATAAGGACGATAGGGAAATTAAACTCCTTTCGTCCTAAATAAGCCCCAAAATCTATTTCTCCATGTCTACCTGGAATAACAACTCCTGAATCTCTAGTAGCAGGGATAGAAGGGTCTACATAATCTTTTAATACGTGTATTCCTAATTGTTCTGCTGGTATTCCATCTAATACAATCAAATTATGCCAACCCCTCTCGCTCTAGATTTTTGTAACTGATCCAATTGTTGAGCTATTTTGTTTATATCACTTTCTTGTCTTACGTTCATTTCGTTTACATTTATATTGAAACCACCTTGAGTGGTATTTTGTCCGCTTGAAGAATTATTCGCTGCTCTATCGATATATCGTTTTGATAAATCGTGAGGAATAATTTGTGTGCCACGAGGTAGATTCATAATTTCTCCACCACGTTCGTTTACATAGGAAAGCCCACCGCCGAAGAAAGGTGTCCCGTTTGCATTTTTAGGAGCGTATTGATCCATTTCTCCACCTTTAGTAACGACCTCCATGAATTTCTTAGCTGGTGTCCAGTTGTTCCACCAATTCTTAATTTTATCCCAGTAAGTTAAGATGCTTCCTGTGTCAGTATCGACTTGATTTTCCAAGTCTGAATAAGCGCCTTTTAATTTATCAATGCCCTGACTCTTAATTTCATTAGCTTTATCGACTACTCCGTCTCGCTGTCTTTTCGCATCTGCAATCATTTTATCCGCTTGTTCACTTGTGATAGACCCCATTTCATCACGGCCTTTTGTGATAATCCGAATTTTTTCGTCATATTCAGACTGCGCTTTCTTTACAGTTTCAGAACGTTGTTTCTCCATCTTTTGAATTGCATCAGAAGCCATTTCAGCATTCATACGACTCTTTGAGTCTTTTAAGTTCTGAAGTATTACTTCTTGCTCCGTTTTGTTAGCAGAAAGAGATTTAACAGCTTCACTTTGGTAGTTACTTTGCAATTGCATTAATTGATTAAATTCGTCAGTGGTTAATTGTCGTTTTTGCTCTTTAGCTGTATTCAAAATCCCGACAATCTGGTTTTGGGTATCTTGAGCCTTTTGTTTTTGTTGTTCATAATAACCGTTCATTTTTTCGAGGATACTAGCTTTTTCCTGATCTGTTATTGCGCTCATTGAGCTAAACATTTCTGTTGTTTTTGTGACAGCATCATTCTTTTGTTTGTCGTAACCTGCAATGATTTGGTTCTTCATTTCATCGAATTGACCGACGATTTTAGGCATATTCTCTTCATTGATTGCCGTTTGGTTCGCATACATGTTTGTTAACTCAGTCCCTGTCTTTTGAGACAGTTCCATAAATGCTCCTACGGCTTTTTGCGTTCCTTTTGAAATTTTATCTACACTCTGAACAGTACCGTCAGCAGCTAAATTAACACGATCTTTAAATAAATCGACAGCCGGAACAGCTTCCTGAGTCATAGCTTTATAGATTCCATAACCAGCAGCGCCGATAGCGGCAGCACCAATTAACCAAGGAGCAGCAGCGATAACCGCACCACCAAGAGCAGTTCCTAGTCCTCCCATACCTAAAGCAGCAGCACCAGAAGCACCTTGAACAGCAGTAGTTGCAGCGGCACCAGCACGAGCAGCAGTTGCAAAACTGCCTATCTTGCCAACTAAACCACCGATAACTCCTCCCATTCTTCCTAATATAGAAAGAGCAGGACCAGCAGCTAAAGCAATACCGCCAATGGCAATCACTGTTTTTTGAGCTTCAGGAGATAAACCAGCAAACCATTCAGTTACAGTTTTAACAGCAGCGGAAACCTTAGGTAGAATCTCCATAGCGATATCCAATAGCATTTTACCTAGTGGTTCTAACGCTAGTTGTGCTTCGCGTAATGTTTTCTGCCACTTCTGAGAGAATGTTTCTTCTTGCGCTTCTCTCAACTTGTCCATAGCACCTTTAGTGTTACCTAATCCACCATTAATGTCATTTAAACCTAAAACGACATCAGCGCCCATATCTTCAAATTTGGTTCCCATGAGAGCTACGCCAATCTGGTTCGCTTTTACTTTATCGTCCATATTTTTTAAGTCGCCAGTAACAGCTTTGAACACATCCGCAGCAGTTGCTTTACCTTCATTGAAAGATTTCCAAACTCCCTGCGTTTCTTTCGATAGTTCTCCGAAACCATCAGATACACCCTTACTTCCATCTTGCACACGTATACCGAATTCTTTAACAAGATCATTAATGTAATCGAGGTTGTAAGAACCTGTAGCCGTTCCATTAGCGAGTATGTTAAACATTTCGTCAGCGGTGAATCCAGCTTGTTTGAATAATGGAGCGTACTCCGAAAGATTATCAAATAATTCATCTGAATAATTTAAACCTGATTGCGCGCCTGCGGCTAACAAATCAAAAGTTTCTTCTGTAGATAATCCAAATTGACTCATTAACTGTCCGGCACCACGTGTCGCTTCATTCAGATCCACATCGAACGTTTTAGCAAGAGCTAATGTGTTCTTTGTAGCTGCCTCCAGTTCTTCATGAGGAACATCACGCATGTTCTGATAAACCTTTTCTAAACCTCTTGTCGCTTCTTCGGTGCTATCTCCGAATCCGTCTTTCCAAACTTTTTTAACGATGTTATTAAGGTTCTCGGCGCCTTTTTCCGTTACACCTAAAGCAGCTTGTATTTGCCCTTGTGATTTATCAAAGTCCATTGCGGTCTTGAAACCTAATGCAGATACAGCGGCTAAAGGAGTAGTAACACCGACTGTTAATTTGTCGCCAATAGCACCAATCTTGCTGAATGCTTGTTCTACTTTACTTCCCGTTTGTTCTGCTGTTTGTTGAAAGCTTCGCAACTCAGCTTCAGCTTGTCCGTTATTTACGGTTATATCAACACCAATTTGTTCATGACCAGCCATTATAAACTCACCTGCCCGCCGAACTGAGCAAATAACTTATCCTTATCTGCTGCTTGTTTGATTACTTTAACTTGTGACTGTCTGTTTTCGAATGGGAACTCTTTGAATGGTTTCTTACCACGATTCATGTTGTACATTGCATTCGTTACAACCGCTCTCATTCGTAACATATCGTTTTCTTTTTTCTGTAGATCGTAAATGACAAGAGTGAAGAATTCCCTTTCGGTCATATTCCAAAACACTTCCGGTTCTATGCCGAATTCAAGAATTGCCATTGAAAAGTCACGCTCGTCATTATCTACTTTTTTTCGGTGTCTTCTTTGCTTTCTGAGGACTTATAAACCTCGATAAGTCTTTTGTATTCTTTAAACTGTTCTTCATTCATAAAAGCAGCAGAAAGAGCTTCTAACACTGATTCAAAAAGCTTGATGATTCCACATTCTTCATCATTTACCGCTTCTTCAATAATGTCACAAGCTCTTTCTTTTGATACCTTTTGCCCACCGCCGCGCAATAAAGCCCAAACTACTGCTGCGAATTGATATTCATCAACTACATTTCCATTTACACACATTAAAGAATAGTAACGTTGCACATTCATGCTGTACTCTTTTTCTAACTGCAATCGCATATATCGAGATAGTCGCAAATTATAAATATCCCCATCTACTATTAATTGAGTAGAGGGGATGAATTTTTGGTTACTCATGATTAAGATCCAGCGGGTGGAGTTGGTACATAAGTACGGCTAACTTGTGGGCCGGTACCAGTAAGTGATAAAGAATACCCAGCTAAATCATCAATTGGAGCTTCCTCACTTAACTCAGTTGGAATAGCGATTCCGACTTTCTCTTTCATGCGACCTAAATCTAATTCAGATACACCGACAGGCGTTCCATTTTCATATGCGGCTTCTAGAATGTCATATGCAGCATCACTAGCTGGTAAAGCTCCAGATACATCAACACTCCATTCTTTTTGCCCTTGAATGTACTCTTTGTAATCGTTGTATTCTTTAGGTTTCCAATCAGTAACGCCCATTTTAGCCATGATTTCTGCCATGTTCTGAATTCCACCAGTTTTAGTCGAGACATCAATTGTATCTGCCGTACGATTCAATGTATGTTCTTTTTGTCCACCGATAGCTAAGACATTACCAGTGCTTAAATCAAAAATGCGGACGATTTTTTTAACGCCTAAATAAGAAGAAACTTTTACTTTTAATTCTGTTTCTGCCAAGTTACTTCACTCCTTCAATATAGAATTGATATGTTAAACGAACTGTTCTGAATCCGCTCTCTGGATCTCGTATAACACCTGAATCATCTGTTTTCTGATTCGAGCATGTTAAGTTATTAGAAAGAATTAAATCCTCTTCTAGAGCCTGTATAATCTTTGCTCTGATATCGTATAAACGACCGTTTGTTGGTTGTTCATCGACAATATAAAAAACGACAAGAGGTTTATCACCAAATGTCGTTTTCGTTGCGTTTTCTCCAATTGTAGGTATTTCAAAGGTTACGAAAGGAAACTCAATATCTCCTGTCTCATCCTCGTTATATTCAAATGAAGCTTCCACTCCATGTTGTTTTAATCGTTGAACTAAAGCAATATGGAAAGATGTAAGCGTATCTCTAACGTTAGCCATCGAATCTCAACGCCTTTCCTATTTCTCTTGAAAAATCACTTCTACCCTTTGTTACTGATCTTGTGAAGAAGTAACTACCAGGGATAAACCTTGTTCTTTTAACTTTTCTGAATGTCTTAGAACGTTTGTCATAAAAGACCTGTCCAGCTTTAATCATATGACCATAGTTAACATGAACTGTGTATTCAGCTAACGATTGGACACTACCTCTAATTGTGCCACCTGTTGAAACGGTGGGCTTCTTTTCGATTTTACGCCTCATATCGCCAGTATCAACATTCGCTTCTGCTTTCGCTTGTGATTGAATGTCTGTGGCTGTATTATCAACGGTATCTTTAACACGTTGCTTCATTTGGTTATTATATCTACCAATATTCGCTGCAAGTTGTCCAAATCCACTAACATCAATTCGAATTGACATTTTTACCAGCAACCTTTTTACAGATAAATAGATACACTTTCTTGTAATCTCTTTTTTCGAGTATCTCGTACTTTTGATTCTCTACTTTGAGAATACGAGCATTAAAAGATTGTGGATCTCTGCATAACACTTTCACATTTGTCTTTGTATAAGAAGCTCCATACACTTGAGTTTCTTGTAAAGAAAATGGTGTTAGTAAGCTATCGAATACACCAATAGACTTTTCAACTGGGATTTTATCATTCATTTCGTTGGTAGTGATTTCGTGTATAAAATACTCAACCTTTGTATCGTATCTCAAAAGAACTTCACTCCACTTCGATTGCTTCCAGTTGCATCCTCAGTTCCTTGTGTTAACCCTTTTTTAAAGTTCTCTAATTGCTCCGTATACGGTTCTAATAAGTTAGTAATATAAGAAGTTGAAATAACATCTACTGCTTCACTGGAAGCTCCTTCTGAACCTCTACGGTTGTATGCAGCAATCGTTACTTCAACAGCAATTGATTCTAGTACTTTAGGAAATGTAATTACCCCTACACGCAACGATATAACGTCACGTATAGAAGTAACCAATTCATTTAATAAATCATCTTGGGCAGTATCTGTAATCCCTAAACGAATCTTAATTCGCGGTAACATGATTAAATACCCGTGATATCTTTGAATTCTGCGAATGTAAGAAGATATTCATATGTCGCTTTGTCTTCAGTTTCAAATACGCCTTTCTCATCTGCCCAAAGACCACCGAAATAGTTTGTAGCAACATAGGTGAAAGGTTTAGGTGCAATTACTTTATATACTGTAAGTTCCGTAGTTTCTGTAGCTTTTTTAGCTGCCATTTATATTATTCCTCCTTTTATTAAGGTTGTGTTGGTGCTACTGGTTCAACAATACCAGTGATACTGCTGATAACAGCCCCAGCATAGCTGTTTTTAAGTTCTAATGAGTATTCGCCAACGATCATATGTTTATCAGAGTCTCCGCCTTTTGCTAATTTTTCACTAGCCATTTTACGTAACGGGCGTAGATTAACTTGGTTTAAATCAACAATAGTTAATGCACCATCTGGCATATGACGGTTTAATACGATGTTACCGCGGCCGTAACGAGTGTGAATTACATCAGCAGTTAAACCAATGATGTTTCCGCCACCTTGAAGCGCAGGAATCATTACACCTTTATCTACTTTGAATAGTTTATCAATGAACTCAGCAACAGCAGCGCCACATTGAACTAATTTATCTCCACCTGCACCCTTTTCCCAGCATAAACGGAAAGCTTTGATTAGATCTTCAGCAGATAATTTACCGTCTTTAGGAGTGAATTTGTTTCGAGAGTTGATTAAGTTGATAAGACCATTCATTTGTCGTGGAGTTGCACCAGACTCATCGGCTTTTGTACCTTGAAGCGCATACCATTCAATATCAACTTTACCTTCAATCATGCGATCATTGATTTCTTGTGCCATTTCACCACCAGGAACTCCAGGTACTTTTACAGCTTGCGTTGAACCAGACACTTCAGCAGTACGTTGGAAGATTTGTTGGTTATTCTTAATCAAATCACGAACAGTTTTATTAGAAGCAGTTGCATCAGCGCCTTCTAATTGAGGTCCTTTACGATTTGCATCAAGAGCAGCTTCTCTCCAAGAGATTTCGGTGCTTGTTGCATCTTTAGTTAATCCATTTTGTAATAGTAAAGTTGTGAAGGGTGTATCCATTGGAGAAGCGTATGCAATCGCTTCTGAAAGGTCAATTTTCTCTACGGAAAGTAAATCAGTTGTTTTTTTCATCTATAATCGACTCCTTATTGTTTCATTAATTGTTTTTGAATTAGTGACAGACTCGATACATTACCTGTCTCATTTGTAGTAGGTAACTTTAAATCAGCACCTTTTGCATAATTGTTAGCAAAGCGCTCATCAACGCTCTTTTGAACACGTTCAGCAACTAATGATTCAGCGTACTCATTGAACTTAGTTACATTGTTAAGCGTGTTGTCTAATGAAGTTGGGTCAACGCAGAAAGTAAGAGCAAAATCAGCATCAATACCTAATTTGTCCGCTTGTTTAGCAACTTCAGTTTCAATTGTTTTACGGGTATTTTCAGCTTTCATCTTTTCAATTTCAGCTTTCATACCTTCCATTTCGATTTGCTCAGGTGTCTTTTCTGTACGCTTCGCAATCTCTTTTTGAATAAGGTCGGGCATTGTTTTAGTCTTGAATGACTCAACGCCTTTAGAAACGCCGCTATCAATACGAGACTGCATTACCTTTTGAGCATCAACATTTGTATCTAAGAAACTTTGAAAATGCTCTAATGTGAATTCAGGCGCTTTATCTCCGTCAAGTCCATTGTCCCCACCAGAGTTATCACCTTCTCCTTCACCATCAGCGAAGAATTGTAAATTTAACTTCAATCTATATTTTGTTTCCTGTTCTTTCTTAAACATGTGTATTTCCTCCTATCGCCCCATTGAGTACAAGCCCCAATAGTTCGGTATTAGTTCATAATAAATAGACAGTTTAATGACTTATCTAGGTCGAATTATTATTTAGATAGTTCGCATTGCAAACGATATCCTTCTAGTTCCCAAATCTTATTAACAATTCGTTCTTTACAACATTCAATACCAATATTCACATCGTAATTAGCAGGATCTACGCATGCGCTTGATTCAGTTAAGATAAATCCATTTGGTAATTTAGCAACTACTACTGTGCATTTACCGTGAAACTCTTCTACTGTCCAATGCGTTTTTTCTAAAATACTATTAATATCTTCTTGCGTAATTGTATTTTTCATTTATATCATTCCTTCCGAAATAATCGTTCTAAGTACGATTTTATTTATCTTCAACTCTAACAAAATCTACTGCATCTATTTTAAAAGCCATATTACCAATAACCATTGTTGTTTTTGTTTCATTAGCCATTGATTCAGCAATTTCAGAAGCTAGTTCTTCTTTACTCCCTTGATATTCAATAGTGGTTATTTTAGCAATTGGTTCCGATTTTAAAACTACATATACTTCAAATAAATTCATTGATTATGCAACTCCTTTAACATACGTGCTTTCCCACTTCTTATAAGTCATATCAGGAACACGTTCATATCCTCTATTCAGGTTCATAGCGCGGTATTCAATCTTAGAAGTAGCGCTAATTGTAGTTGTTCTACAATGCGGATGAAACGGTGGATAATTCTTACCGACAACCGCTTTGTCTAGATCATATACTTTACCGTCTTGTTCTTGGCATATCTTAGATGTTCTTCTGTCTAATGTAGATAAGACACGGTATTGTTTAATACCATCACGTTTATAAGCGTCTTGTGTAGCATGTTCAGTGATAAAAGCACTCTCTGTTCTTGCTAAACGTTCTGCTTCATGCCATTTAACATCAAAGTTATTACGAAGTTGTTTTGTTACTTCCTTATAACTTGTACCAGTAGAGAGCATATTAGGTAGTTCATCTTGTAGAAATAAAGTTAACTTCTTAGTATCAGTCCAAACTCTATCAGAGAAGTTTTGATTCTTTACCCACTTCTTATATAACGTAGCTCGCAATACTTCCTCACTAACCGCGTGATAAGTACCAGTCATTCCGTAATACATAGCATTATCATATAGGTTACGATAATATGTTTCCTGGTAAGTAAGAGATAACTTGTCTTTTAGTATTTCTTCTTCCATCGCTCCCATTTCATAGAGCTTGTACATGATATTAACCATAAGGCCATCTAATCTTTGTAACTTATAGAAGCTGTAACGTATCTCTGCAAAGTTATTAAGTTGTGGGTACTTCTCAATAAGTTTCTGATAGTTAGAATATAAGTCTTTTCTTTCACTTACACTCATTTCTTGCATCAACTTATAATACTCAATTACATTGTCTTTACCGTATTTATCATAGTAGTCCTGAATAAGTAATTCTATTTCGTCTAACTTATTAAGAAAAAGCGCCTGATACAGTAATAAACCATCATCAGCGTGTTTGTCCGCTACCTTTATTATCTGTTGCTTTCTCTTGGTCCAGTACTTCTCCTGTTTGCTCTGCGTCATTTGGGTTCACCTGCCCGAAATCACCGAAACTGTTCATTTCATTCATCTTCTCTTCGCGCTCTCTCTGTTTCTGTTCCATTTCTGCATCTACATCATCAATAGCAGGAATCATACCGAGTACAGTACGTTCAGATAAGATTGTTGTTAATTTCGTTAATGTATCAGCTAAGTAGCCTAAATCAACTGGTAACGTACGAGTAAAGTCAGCGTATATATTTGAACTTACAATACTGTTCATGCCTTGTTTGATACGCATATAAGCAACGATACCCTCAAACATGTCACGCAATCCTTTTTCGAACCATGATTCAGTTAGATTAGCTTTAAACTCAAGAGCAATCAGTTTCCATTTACGCGCTTCACCAGATTCATTACCACCCGCGAAAGCCTCGTCGTTCACGTCAACCGATTTTGAGAATCGGAATATGTTCTTTTCAATTAATCCTACAAAGTACTCAAAAAAGTCTTTTGGCATCATCTTAGTTAAGAATGAAGCATTACCATTCGCATCAGGAATGTTTAAGATACCAGTTTCACCTTCGAATATCTTTTTAGCTTCTTCTCCATCTATATCAGTGCCAGTAATTAGCATATAAGCTAAACGGAATTGTTCTACTTCATCAGCACCAGAAGAAATCATTCTATCGTATGCATCATTAAGATCTTCAACAGTTTCAAAGTCACTGTGCATTTCTTGGTTGTTTCTAAACTCAAATACAGGAACAATACCTAACAAGTTATCTCTACCACCAGCAACTGTGAATTTCATCATTCCGTTAATGTCTGAAGTAGCAGAATGATATTCAATAATCACATCTTTTGTGTAGAGTGTGAGTATTTGGGTATGTCCTTTTTCTGTGTAATCCTCAGATAAAACAACAGCAGCTTCTTTATGGCCTAACATATATGCATTCCATGAGTTAATATTCGTAAGGTTTGCGTTAGTTCCAATAATATTAGTCTCTATATCTAATAAGCGATAAGAAACGCCGCATGCAGCTTGCTGAGTGCCTGTTTCGATATCCTTTAAGAATACATCTTGGTTATATAAGTACTCTTTAACCCATTCTCTTTCATTTTCAGCAACTTCTTCTTCAATTTGATATGAAATAGGGTTACCAAATACATATCCAACCTTCTGGTCTACGATTAGATTGAAGAAACTATTGTGTATTTTGTTCCAAACCTTAATTAAATCACTTTTTGGTTTCTTTCTATCATCAATAGCATTCTTTTCAGTTGTGTATTGTTTGTACTTTCGTAATCGTTCATTTCTAATATCAATGAAATCTTTAATGAAATCATTCGGATCAAAGTTATTGTTTCTTATCTTAAACAAATGCTTCTTTTCTTGCATTGTAGTAAGTTTAATACCGTTATTGTGTTGATATAATTCACTCCGCAATTCCTCACCTCCTTAAATGTTAAGTACTTTCGCAGTACTTTTAGTCTTCTCCGTATAAATGGCATATCGCACAGAATCTAATACATCGTCCCATTCTTTCACGGGCTCTCCTGTCCTTTTATTCCAAACATACATAAACACTTCTTTCTTAAAACGTTCTACACGTTGCAAGACAGCTTTGAATTTCTCTGACTTAATATATTTAGCTACTTCTTCAATACCGGATAGAACAGATTTATCAGCGTTTCTCGCTCTCAGTCTTTCCTTTTTGAAGCGCTCGATGTATTCAGGTCTTGCTGTATCGCAATAAAAAAAGATGTTGCCATAACGCTTTTTCACGCCTTTAGCCACATCTACCCAATAATCTATTTCTTCATGTTGTTTCGCATGTTCTTCTAAAAGATACAAATTCTCTTCATCATCCTCACCAATAACAACGATAGAACCAAAATGCTCATAACCCCAATCGACGCCAGCGAAGTATTTCGTGAATTTAATATCTTTCAAATCAGTTTCTTCTATATAATGTATATCCTTATTGAAGTCTTTATATACAACTCCATCAGCACTACACCATAAACCTTTTATGTTACGGTCATAAAACATTCCAGTAGGAGTAGAAGCTTTAATACGTTCTCTGTATCTATCATTTAAGAATGTATTATCATCTAATTCATATTGAAATGCTTTTATCGTTACATTGTCATCTTTATCGATGTAATCAACCTTCAGCCAATGTTCAGGATGGTCCGGGTTCGTATCAACTAATATACGAGCACCTTCACCACTACAACGTGATTTAATCTCATCGAATACATCTTTATTAGCAAGGGAACCTTCATTCACATAAGCGCCATAAGCAGTCATACCGCGAATAGTATCTAAATGACTTATCTTAGAATGACCTGTGCAACAAACAAGAACGCCAAATAGTTTAAAGCGATTGTATTTATCCATTTGGAAATCCAGGCCATACTTATTTGTAAGTTCAATGAGTACATTCTTTGCTAATGTACCTAATGAAGCACCAGCTAATATATACTGTGGTAAATCTACACCTTCATTATCAGCGATCCTTCGTACTCGTCTTAGTTCAGATAGGAATAGATCATTATTTAAGATGGTTTTACCAGTACGTTTAGCTCCATGTTGTATCAACATGAAGTAATCATTGTTATAAACGTAATTTAATACTTGTTGTTGCTTCTCGTTATAAAGTTCGCTCATACTCATTTCTTAAACGCACCTTCTAACTTATCCAAGTATTGACCAATCTTATCTTCAGCTGGGTTTTCATCTTTCAATTCATTTCTAATCTTGTCTATTTGAGCGTTCATCAGATTCAATTTAGCGCGTCTTTCATCATCTATATTAGCTAATTTATCAAAGTCCCTAATAAGAGAAGATAACGTGCTCATAGCCCTTGATTGTGCATTTAGGAAGTTAGCGTGTTTATCCCAAGCGAATTGGATTTCGTACTCTGTACCCATATCCGTTTCTTTCTTGATTTCCTTCGTCATATCTTCCTGATCTTTAACAAACATCAATCGTTGTGCCCTAATAATAGCCGTATATTGAATAGTTATGTTTTCCCATAACATATCAATTGGATTCTTTTCCATGATCTCAGCAGCTAAATCAGCTACATCTTCAGGAAAGTGTTTGCGGAAGAAACCATGAGTAACAGCATTGTCATTTCCTTTTGGTGGGCCATGCCCAACAGCATTCTTATTACCCCATTTGGGATTCTTGTTACCTGGATTACCAACTGCATTTTTGTTACCAAAAGGAGCGCCTGATTTAGTAGCGTTACTTTTATCATTGGTAACGTTACTATTTAATTTCCGTTCCCATTCATCTTGATTCTTCCATTTTCTAATTTGAGAATCACTTATACCTAATTCAGCAGCAACGTCTTTCAATTTCATTTCACCGCCACTATCTTTCCATAATTCAAATGCTTTATCTCTATCCGGGCTTCGTTGTCTAGCCACGACCACCACCTCATTTTAATCAAAGAGTTTTATTTTTAAAAAATACACAACCAAAACTAATTTATACAGGGAAATGAATAATATACACAGAATGACTACCGATAAGATGCATTATGTAAATAAGACGGATGGGAAATACCTTGGTATCAGCATTTTCTTAATTCCCGATGAATAAGAGGTATTCATATTTTTATACATCGGCTTAAAAACGCCATTTTCAGCACCTAATCACCGTTATTTACTGCATAAACTTCACTTTGTTAACTATCTATATTTTTGTTTATTAACCCCATAACAACCAACCCAACCCCAAACCAGTTAAGAAGGCTATTCCTAAAATAAATATAAGTACATATATCCACGAATTATCTTTCACACGCACAATCATTTTCTTCCCCTCCTCTATTTTCGTTCGTTGTGTTCGTTTGTTTTGTTAGACTCAACAAGCTCATCTATTATTTCATCAAACACTTCTGTTCTATCAAATTGACCCCATTCACTACCTCTATATATTTCATTACCACACGCACTACAAGTTAAGTCGTATTCATATCCCTCACAACCGCATGATTCTCCACATGTTGTATTCATATAATCAACATCGTTCTCAGTGTTAAGATGGCCACATTTCTTACACTCAATAGTCTTTGTCATTACTCCATCCCTTTTCTTCTTTCATCGTTTTCAATTGTTCCATTTCTTTTCGCAATGATATTTCAATTTCACGATTCCTTTTCCGCTCTCTCTTCTTCTCTTGTAAAGAACAAAATATGATTCCGAATAAAGAGCCCACGCAAAATCCAATTAAGAAATCTAACCAATGCATTTCCCTCACCCCTTATCTTTCCTTAACAACAAACAAGACGCCCACCAGATCACGGCAACGCCTGCTATAATTGCTATTGGTTTAATCACGATTACTCAATATCTTTACAAAATCTATATTAGATGGTTTCACTTCCGGAACTTGAATCAACGCACCTACACTAGCAATAGCATCTCTTAATTCTTCAAATGCTTTTGTACATCCTTCAGCAGCTTCCTTTAATTGTTCAAGTTTTACTTCCGCTTCATCAGTATCAACATTAACTTCAATATCTAATATATTTCTAGGACTCTTTACTTCTTCCACCATTCACCCTCCTAACCAAATATCCATTTTGTTCAAATCTACGTTTAATGTGTAATTTCTATATAACAAAGAAAAAAGCACCCGTTATGGATGCTTGATAATTATTTAGTAAGTATTCCTAAGCTTTTTTCAATCTCACTTAATATAACTTTATTAGCTTCTTTTAGCGTGTTGATCAGAGTCTCTAATTGATTAATATCCTTATCTAATTGTTTGCGTTCTTCTTCCAACTGAGTGGCCATATCGAAAATTTTGTTTTTTAACGCGCCTTTATTTCCTTCAACTACACTCTTAGCTGACTGCAAACAACGTCTTTTCGCTAAAAGTATTTTCATTTCATTCTTAAGTTCTGCTAAATCTTCTTCGCCCTCGTTTTGCAAATGCAAGATATCTTGTTTCCAATCTTTTAATCCCTCAATAACAACATCATCTGTTTTAACTGTCATTTTTTCATCCCCTTTATTTTTATATACAAATTATAACAAAAATAAAGAAGATAATGACATAAAATCACTATCTTCTTTCAAGGGGATGGGAGAAAAGAGAGAAAACAAATGGCAAAAGTTTCTCTTAGATCAAGGCTGAGTACTCTCAACCTTCTCCAAGCCACCGCATCATGTAATTTTTTAGCTCTTATTAGCTACGCGCTTTACGTTCGGTGGCTGGGAGAAGACTAGGAATCTTCTCATTTATACTCCGTGGAGTTGGTCAATACATCGGGTGTCGCGGCCCTTAGCTGACCAATATCGAATTATAAAGGATTTATATCCAAGACGTATATGAATCTTCCGACGCCTTGTTTAAACCAATACACTAGAGGGACGGAAGGGGAATGTTTCCGCTGTATTGGCTCAAACAAAGAGTGGAACTCTTTGCCCTCGTTTTGGTCATTAATAAGAATCGTGAGTAATTACTAATGTACGAGATACGTATACTTTTTAGCTTTTTAGAATGCAAGTGTCACTCAATCATGAGCAACCACCCCCATTCCATTTTCAAGAACCGACATATTAGAGGGAAATAGACTTATATTTATTATCAACCCAGAGGACGCATTCCGAGCTGATTGATAAATACAATAGAAACAGCATGACGAATGCGAGTTATCTCACACCCGCCACACTGGAATATGTCATTGTTATACATTCATTGGTCTTTTCGTCTTAACGCGGGTTCGTACCGCCTTGCCCGCCCTACTATGCGGTATACGTTACCGTGACATTCTCGCATAAGAACGTTCACTAATAGGAGTGTTAATCCTTTGCAATAGGATTTCTAATCCTATCCTTGTAGTTGTCAAAGGGCTTGTAAGGTAATAATAATTTGAATCGCACATCTACTTATCCGCTCCTTTATCGTGAATTTATCCGCATTTTATCCGTGTTTTTTAAATAATAAGTAACGATTCAGCTAGTGCCATAATCGCATGTCTCTTTTGCGTATAGAACCAGTTATTCTCCATCATCATTTGTGCTTTTACCGCTTTATCGCTCATCAATCCATTATTAAGATACTTCCTTTCAATAATTTCTCTCTGCTCTGGATCTAGCGCGTGTTCTAACGCTCTCTTCATTTGAATGTACTTTATATCCTTTATTTTCTTCGTATTACGTATTTCAACGAAAGGACTACTGATATTCTCTGCTACACGCTCTTCCTGATTAATCATACGAACTTTTAAAGCTCTATAATTGAATAATGCCTTTGCCACTTCATTCTGTATATTTTTGTACTCCTCATTCGTAATTTCTTGAAAGAATGCTAATTGCTCCATCAGGAATCCCCCTATTTCGAATTTGTTTTTTTACACTCACATCAGGTACGTGAAATTTTAATATCTCTTTGTTGAATAAGGGAAACATGCTTAGTAAAGTAGCCCCCACCAATCTACTCTGCATGGTTCCGTTATCCATTAAATCCAATCGATATAACTAAACTTAGCTGGCCTAGAAAAATATACATCTATAACTCTATCGTTACCCTCAATACGGTCCCACACATAAATTTTGGTCTTTGTCATTCGTCCAGCTCCTTTACAGTTACTTCAACGCGTGGTTTCTCTGAATACCATTTACTTACCTTTAGATCCACTACCTGACTGTCATCATTCCATATGACCTTATTGAGCGCATCTTTCACACCTTTTACGTAATTATCAACGTCTGGCTTTGTTGTTGGTCTCAACAATCCTTCTTCTGCTGCCAATGCTTTCTTTTTAGAGAAGGAATTGAGAGAAGGCTTGTACACCTTCACCTCGAGTTGTAGTGGCCCTTCCAATAATTTATCCGGTGCATACTGTGAAGCTACTAATCCAACATACTGCTTAAAGTTTCTTGATTTCATTGGATCTCTCATGCTTATCTTTCCGTTGCGAATACCTGCTCTCGGTCTCCCTTGGGCCACAGGCTCTCCTAATACTGTGAATTCAATCATGCTACGCCTCCATTTGTTCTTTACATTCTTCAAGAAAATCAATAACTTCCTGAACATGCTCTTTTCTTGTCATACTCTCCATTACGTATCCTTCATCGTTATAAACATTAACCTTATCCCCTGTAAACTCCATTCCACACATTCCGTCTGCACCTAATAGCTTTACGTTACCTTCCATTCTTATAACCTCGCTTTCTATTAAAAGGATTATTTTGTTCAATATTTAATCGGATACTGCTCTAAAGTATTATCAATAATCTCTTTAACCTTTTTGAGATTAGTTACCGCTCTATTGCTAATATCTTCATCGTTTATTTTTGTTGTTACCCAGCTCTGAACTTTATTATCTTCATACATCGCAATTCGGAATTGTGTTTCTTCATCCTCACTTTTCGCTTCAAATGATATTCCCGATACCCATACACGATGCGCCCCTAGATCTTCCTTCATTTCATCCAGCACTTCTTGAGATGTGAATTCAAGTAGTTCTTCTAACGATTTGAATTTACGATTATCCCACATATCATCTTCTGTAATTTCTGGTGAGAACGGATACTCCTTAACGCTGTATGAGTACACCACATTTCCTTTAACTTCTTTAGCTGCTTTATTTACGATCATTTCTCTTCCTCCCCTGAATAAAACTCAATATTCCGTCAATAATATAGATAGGCGATAGCCAAAACCCATTTAATGAAGTCCCTAGCCTTTCTCCTTGTTCCCCCTTGGAGATGAGCAGTTAGCTTTTGCTGGCTGCTTTTTTATTCTTCTTCGTATCCCATTCTCTCACCAATAAATTTCGCTATATTAACAGTTAACCCGTTACCAGCCTGCGCATATAATTGATTCGATGATGTTACTTCTTTCGCTCGATCAAAGTATTCATCTGGTATGCCTTGTAATCTCCACGATTCCCTTTCAGTGAGCCATCGTAATTTTCCGTTTTGCAATGTAACCTGTTCTCTGGATCGTAAGAGCGTTTGAGCAACACCACGTCCCACTCGCCCTCTTCTCGTCTTCGATTTCGGATTTGATATATTGATAGCATCACCTACATGGCCAATATCGTATCCTTTTATCGTAGCTTGTCTAACTTTCACATGTTCGTCAGTTACCTCTAATATGCAATCTTGATATTTCTCTATATCAACTAAATATTCGCTTGGTATGTCGTCCTCTAAGATGCCCGATAAGGAAGATTCTTTTTCTTCTCTGAGGGATTCCAACCTCGGCTGAAGTGATAATATCCCATTCTGCATCATACCCATACCCGTTTTCATCCAACATAGAGAGTATACGGGCGAAATCCCATCCTTTATTGACTGATAAAGTGTTATCAACGTTTTCAATGAATAAGTATGAAGGTTTTTTATCTTCTTCAACTTCCCTGAGGATTCTAATGATTTCTGTGAATAATCCTGATCGTTCTCCAGCCAGTCCCTTTTGCTTTCCGTTCTTTGATATATCGGTGCAAGGAAACCCTGCACACCAAATATCAGCTCTCGGAACATCAATTCCTTTTGCGTCTCTGATATCAACTTCCGTCCACTCCCCACTAGTGTTATGCATTGCTTCGTATGTTTTCCTTGCAGGTTTGTTCCATTCGCAGAAACCAATACAGGTATGCCCTGCTTGTTCTAATCCGATTCTCATCATCCCCACACCTGCGAATAAGTCTATAAATGTAAGACTCATATCACCACCTCGCTTTCTAAAATGAATTTTTCATTCTCCTTTAACTTTCCTATTCTCCTTTATTTTGTTATCTACTTTTTCCACTAAGCCTGTCATTAGGCCTATAATCCAGCCTAGTAAAAATATGAACGTATATCCCATTGCTTCACCTACTTTTCTAATAAAATAGCGTTTTTGTCTTGTTTTATAACCTACCGTGTTTCTTTAAAAACTCTTCTAGCTCACTAATCCACTCCAAAGTAAATGCAGTTGGTTCTTCAATCATGTCATCCATAACCGAAACTAAATTTCTGTAGGTCGCTGCAGCTTCATCTAATTGCCCCTGCAAGTATCCTTTTTGATAATCTTTACTTTCCATTTCCATGCCACCTTTTCAAACTACGAATATATAAGGATTAAAGTTGATGATTTCGTTCGTATTTTGCTTTCGAATTTTTAATGGCCACAATTTTATAGTTCGGTTTTTATACAAAATTCAAATTTTGTCTTAATATCCGCTTGCTAGTCGATCATAGTTAACTTGGTTCTTATCAAAGTACGCCTTTTCCATGTCTTCAAATGTCATGCCTAATTTCAATCCAATTACAACTATTGAAGCTAATGCGATTGTGTACTCTCTAGGAACACTAAAATCTGCCGTATAGATTATTTCAAACAACCTATGGTATGAGAGTGATTGATTGTTGTTTATATCATCAGCAATAGCTGCCTGTAAATCTTCGTTCAGCAGAATTTCTAAATGTCCATACTTATTACCCAAACTAGCCATAAAGTGCATGCAATCCGCCCATTCATCATACTGACGCGCCTTATCATTCTTTTTGTTCTTCTTCCAATACTTGAAGAATCCAATCTCATTACTTAACTCACCTAACTCCGTAAATAATGCGTGTGTCACATCACCTGTTAGGTTTTTGCCTTCTAACCCATGAACCTCGACAACTTTACGATCTAGCTTGTCCTGTGCTTCAAAAATCTTTTGTATGTTTAACATTCCGTTTCGCTCCTTATAGGCAATTTAATAATGTTTCTCTACGTCCTTTTAATTCTTCTATCTTTTTCTTTGTCTTTTCTCTTTCAACATCCATCATTACTAGATGATATTCGTACTTATTTATTTCTTCTTGATTAGATATAATCTCGCTTTTGACTTGTACGATTGTTTCTTTTTTCATTCAATCCCTCCTACAGTCCTAAATGCTCCATGATCTTGCCAATGTTCTCATCAAAACCTCTAAAAATATGTTTATCTTCATTATTTTCAACAAACACTAGCGTTGGCAGTGTATTAGATTCAATTACTGAAACTAAGTAATCCCTAGCATCTGTACTTTCATCGATATTTCTTTCAATAATCTCGATATCAACCGGACAATTTTCTAACATTTCCTTCGCTCTTTTGCATTTAGAACAAGAATTTCCTGAATACATAACGATCTTAGTTGCCATTCTCTTCAGTCTCCTTCGCTTCTGCTAATAGTTTAGTAATTTCATAAGTACCATGCTCTGTATATTTCATTGTTCTTCCTCCTTGTATTTAGATAAGATAACCGTTAATTTAACCGCTGTTTCCTCATTCGCGATCTATTGTCCTTTATAATATCCAGCAAGACCTAAGTCCCCGTCATCATAGGCCTTGTCCGCACTCTTTCTATTTTCTACTGCTGATAACTGTAACTGTTCGATATACTCTTTAATCGCTTCCCTCATTCTCCCAATCTCCTTTTAATAGCCCCGCCAGTTCCTCGCAACTCCCCTCAAAGAGATCGCGCCCATCAGGTAGCTTGTATATGTGATTATCGATTAATTTGTTGATTAAAACGTCTTGCCTGTCCATGTTGCCTCCTAACTTATCTGCTGTACTTCCTTACGACTCATTACCGGTTTCGTAGCTGCTTCATAAGGATTCATTCCTCTTTTAACCCTTTGATAAAAAGTAACGTCCTTAATACCGTTCTTTCTTGCTAATTCCAGGTGTGCTGTATACCCTTTTGGCTTTGTCGCCGCTTCATATGGATCCATACCATTTTTGATTCTTTTGAATAACGTTGGTTTGCTAATCCCATTCCGTTCAGCGAGAGTTATCATCCCGGCATTAATTCCACCTTTACGTTTTCTGATTGGTACCGTTATAGCGCGTTCTAACTCCCATCCGTACTCATTAACTCGTTGATATACATTTGACTTGCTAATCCCATTCTTAGCAGCCTTATCGTAATCATCGTCAGTGATAACTGGTCCGTAATACCTCACGATACTTCCTCCTTATCTTTTACTGAGCAACGTCTTCCTGTATTAATTACTGGCGTCGTTGCTGCTCTTTCCATGTCCCATTTTTGATTACGAATTCGTGATATGAAAGTTTGATATCCAATACCGTTTTTCTTCGCGATATTTAACCACGTTTTTTCTGTTTTGCCTTTGCGTCTTGTAGGCTTTGTTGCTGCATCTTTGTAATTCCAACCAAGCATGTTTATCCTGTTGTAAAATGTGCTACTATTTATTCCGTTTTCTAATGCTACTTTGAACCAATCTCCATGTTTCCTTTCATATTCATGTCTTACTGTTCCAATCGGAGCTGTTATCGCTTCTTCTACGTCCCAATCGAAGTCATACACCCGACTGTATAGTCTTTTTCTGTCTACCCCGTTAGCTGCTGCCCTTGCATATTCCTCATCAGTTAACCAACGATTTAAAGACATCCCTTTTCCCTCCCTTAGATAATTTCTTTTAATTCTCCGTTTTCGTCGTAGCGATTCCCTTGTTTTCCTGGCGGCTTCGTAGCTGCTAAATGATATGACCAACCTCTCTTTAATCGGCTATAGAATGTAAAACGTGAGATCCCGTTCTGCTCTGCTACACACATCCAGTCTCCGTGTTTTCTATCAAAGTCCATTTTCTTTGTGCCAACTGGTTGCGTTGTCGCTCTTTCGATATCCCAGTCATAACGGTATATACGCTCCTGCAACCTTCTTCTGTTAATCCCATTTAATTCAGCTTTTTTATAATGTTCGTCCAAGATAAAGAAGTTCATCGCCATTCCCCTTTCTTAATCCAATGCCATTATTTCCGCTAATGTTCTGTCTGATATGTAAGTATCAATAACGTTAATTCGTCCGTATTTATCTTTAGCCATTCCCACGGCTTCGCTCTCTGACTTCGCTTCAAACCATCTAAGCTTCCATTTGCCATCCATGTCGTAAAACTCAATTGCATACGTTATGACGCTTGTGTTGCTTTGCAAGAACTTATCTGATGTACTCTTTGCTGCGTAATCAAAACTCCCGACAACATCCTCTAGTGTTAATTGCTTCATGCTACTTCTCCAGCCTTCTCTAACTGTTGTAATCGATATGTTTCTTTTAATCTTTCAATAACTTCCTGACGTCTTCTATCCACTTCTTCAGGGCTGCGATTCCCTGCTTCGCAAACGCATGGCCCAAACTGATACATACCCGTTCCAATGTCGTTCTGAATTACTCCCGTTCCGTTACATGCACACATCTTAATTCCCCCTTAGAATGGTAGTGCTTTCCTTCTGTAATCCTTTGTATCTTTGAAAACAAGTGCTTTAAAGTTGTTAAAAATACGCGATACAATCCGTTCGTCATATGCACCCTCTAAACGCTCTCCTGTGAGGTTTGTTGTGAAGATAGTAGATTTACCTTGCCTACCATCGAAAACATCGAATAGTACCCTATTAATGAAGTTTGTCGCTTTTGTATTCGCATCTAACGCGCCTAACTCCGCTCCCAAATCATCGACTATTAATACTTCCGCCCTTACTAAACTTCTAATAATTGCATCCTCAGTTAATGTAGAATCTTTACTGAACGTACTTTTAATCTTCCGTAGCAATTCGCCAACTGTAACGAAGACAACTGACTTCCCTGCACCTGCAAGTTGATCTGCGATAGCATAAGCAAGATGTGTCTTCCCTGCCCCGCAATTCCCGGCCATAATCGTGTTGAAAATCTTTCCGTCGAGATAATCTGTTGCGATGACCTTTGCGAGTTCAAGGTTCTTCGTTCCTTCCTTGCTAGTAGGTTTGTAATTATCAAAGTTAGCTTTCTTAATATTGCTATCCGCAATCATACTTTGTTGATGGAACATGAACTTCTTTTCGTTCGCTTTATCTGCATCGTATTTCGCTTGTTCTTGCTGCTGAAGCTTCTTACTTTCGTTTTCAAGGAAGCATCGAGGGCAAACAACTTGTCCACCGAACTTCATCTTATTCATTCCATGTGTATCGCACATATCAGAATCCATAGTCATATTCACCTTTTTGGCTATATCGGTTGGTATTGCTAGTGCCGCTCTCTGCATTGTTCTTCGCTCCTTTATTTCGTTGGTATTCAGTTTCTAAAGATTCTACATCACCTAAAGTCTTAATGTTTTTGTTAGCCCACTGTTTTAAGATGCCTTCAGCGTAATTCCATTTAGCCTGTTTCTTTAATGCGCGTTCCATAGCCGCTATAACAAGTTCTTCGCTTGTATCTTTAATCCACTGTTCAATGCTATCTGCCATGAATGGATTTAAAACTCCAATATTACTTTCATAGAATGAGAAGGGATTCTTACTACTACTACTACTTATTGTTAAATTAGTATTGTTAAGATTAGTATTGTTAGGGTTCACCTGGTGAACTCCCCCCCGTTCATCTCCTGAACCCCCCCGGTTCATTTGGTGAACTCCCCCGTTCAAATCATGAACGTCATTGACATAATAAACGTTGGACATATCGCCTTGTTCTTTAGATGAACGCTTCTCTTTTGTCACATAACCTATTTCAATTAAAGTGTTTAAAGCCTTGATTACCGTGTTCTTCGACATCCCGACTTTCTTTCCGATTGTTGGTAAAGAAGGGAAGCAACTCCCCGTTTCTTGATTGAGATGTCTACAAAGAACCATGTATACAGCCATTTCTTTATAAGAAAGTCTTGCATCATCTACAATCTCGTTATCTATCATGAAAAATCCACGTCTTCTTCTATCAATTAAAGTCATTTAATTCACTCCCGCTCACATATAGCAAATCCTTTCGATACTTTCAGGACCCTGTAACCTGGGTAGCGTTTCGGATTTATATATTTAAGTACATTTTGTTTTACTTCGTCTGTTGATTTGGCATCCTTCCAGCACCAAACTGGAAGGAGTACCTTACTTTGTGTATTGATCATGCGATTTCCATTTCCATATTTTCGAAGTCGATTTCTTCTTGTTCAGGTTGTTCTTGCGCCTTCTCCTGCTCTTTCACACGTTCCTTGTGTTCTAAACCTAAGAACTTAACAAGGCCTGTAAGCTGTTGAAGATTTAACTCTGCAGCTGGTACTTTGAAATGTTTAACTGCGATTTCTTGTAAATCATCATTCGTCATGTTGTACTCAGTAAGTTTGGCCATTACTTCGCTTTGTTTTTTCTTCAGCTCAGCTTCTGGATCAACCGTTTCGCCTTCTTCAACTTGAATCTGATTCGGTTTATTTGGTGTGATATCTACACGTTTTTCAGGTTCATAAGATGGAACACTATCTACTGGACTAGATGAAACTGCTTCATCTTCGTTAATTTCAATACCGTACTGTAATTTAGCCGCACGTTTCATTGCATGTTTCTTGAACATATCGTTGAACCAGTTGTTCCACATGTGCTTATTTGTGCCGTTCTTCATATGGATTACTTCGTCTGTTTCCATCATGACTACAACATCTTTAAAACCTTCACGTTGAGCTACTGCATAGCAACCAATTACTTTTCCACGAGGGAATTTAACTTGGTGCTTTCTGATAATCCATTCGCCTTCTTGAGAACGATCAGCTTCGAATTCGTCATTCTCATGCACTGTTTGAACATCGATTCCTTTATATCCGTTCTTTTGTCTTGCTAAGTGCAGTACGCCTTCTACTGATACTTGAATGCTCATTTTCCCGCCGTATACGATGCAATAAATGTGATTTAAGAAAGGATTAAGTTCTGAGTTAACGCAAGTTTGTACGAATAAAGCGAACTGCTCGTTTGTTGTTCCTGTTGCAATAGTGCTTTTAATTGTGTCTAGTTCCGATTTCGTAAAATTACCGATTACCTTATCTGTATTAGGTGTTGCTGATACTTGATTAGCCATTGATTACTTCCTCCTTTTGGATTCCTTCTGCTTTAATTGTGAATTCTGTATCTTCAACCTTCGCTATAATTAACTGCCCTGCTGGCTTTGTGAAATGTAGAATACTTTCAGCGTTATCAACGAATGTTGGGACCACTAATTGAGCTTGCTTACTCAGCACTTCAACAAGCTCTAATCCTGCTTTAATCTTTTCTGCTGTAGAAAGTCTGCTGTAAGGCTTACCATCCATTAAGATTTCAAATGTCGCTCTCTCTTCGCCATTTTTAAGAGTTTCATATAGCTGTACGTCAATGCTTGTAAATAAGCTTTGAATCTTGCTTACCATCAATTCAGAACGCTTTGTACGGAAATCTTTGATTGCATCAATAATTGCTATTGATTCATTCTTTTCTTTTCGTATCTTCGCTTGTGTTTCTGCTGCTTCATCAATTTCTTTCTGTAACAGTTCAAGTTGTTGCGATTGTCTAAGTAATCCGTTTAACTCGTAAATCTTTTCGTCAATTTCTCTTGTCTGATTAAGATCAACTTCTTCAAGAGACATTTCTTTTATAGAAGCTTCTAGTTCTTTTAGTTCTTTAACCATGTTCGAACCAATTTGTTTCGCTTCTTCAAAGCGGTTAATTTTATTCTGTTTAACTTTTTCAACTGCTTCATCTTGTAAGGCTTGTCCGCATGTATGGCAAGTGTCTTGTAATTTTTCATCTCTAATGCCAAGGACTACGCTCTTTTGCTGTAAAACACGCTGCTTCATGACTTCAATTCGAGAGAATAATTGATTATATTGCTGTTGTTTTTTCTGTGAATCTTTGATTGTTTTATCGAATTCTGAACGTTTCGCTTGTAATTCAGATAGTTGAGATTCGATTTCTTCCTTATTAACATCAGTACTTTCTGCCTTTTGCTTTTCGTACTGTTCTTTCAATGTGATAACTCGTTCACTTGCACGCTCATATGATTTCTCATGTGTTTTCTTACGCTCTATATGAACTTTCTGTAAGTCTTCTATTGAAAGTTTCTTTAAGTTTTCTTCTAATAACTCAACTTGTATTTTTGGTAACTCATCAAATACTTCTTTCTTTAGCGGTTCGCCTACATAAGATAGAAGTTGTTCACGTTGTGTCTGCCAATGTTGCGAGCTGAAGAATCCTGGATTAAATAGTGATAGGAATGCTTGTTTATCAAACAACTCATCTACAAATGATTCGAATTCCTTTGCTTTCTTAGGAACTTCATTAATGAAGTACTTTGCTACTTTCTTTTGTGCTTTACCAATCAAAATGTCTTTATCGTCTACCTGGATAAGAAGTTCAACTTTCGTTTCTGCATCTTCATTACCAATTGGTTTCGGCTCGTTCTTAGTGCCGTATGGATCAATACCGTATAAAACCCATGTAATTGCTTCACCTATTGATGATTTACCTGCGCCATTCGGGCCGCTGATTGTTGTTACTTCACCAAATGCCACTTTAAGGATGTCACGATTTTTAAAATTAGTAATATGTAGTTCTTTAAAGTTGATTTTCATTATTTTTCCTCCTTGTTTTGAGGAGAAACTCTTTGATATAATATAGGTACATACTTTTTGAAGTTTCTCCAAACCGTCTTAGGGGTAAGGCGGTTTTTTACTTTGTTTTGATGCTTTCACGCATCGGAATATCCAGGAACCTTTGAATTAGGTGGGGGATACCATTAGATTCCTGAACATTCCGACAAGCGAAGGCTTGTCCTATTTAGCTAGAGTTATAAACTCCTTATGCATTTCCTCAACCTTATTTGCGCTGTTGTGTATCCCTCTAGCTCTTAAATCCTTTATGATCCATGCAAGTTTCTTTTGTTCGTATTCATCACGCTGCTGTTTATCCATCATTTTTCATCCCTTATATACCGTCTGTCTATCCAATTCATAAAATGAATGAATCCGTAAAGCAAAATGAATATAACTAAAATCATCAAATGTGAGAATGTACTTTCTTCCATCATTTAAACCGCCTCCTGTTCTTGCTCTTTCTTCAGTCGGTCTATGATGTAGGCCTGTCCTTTTGGTGTTACGTATGTTGTTGTCCATGTGAATGGCTCTCCGCTTGGTTTCTGTTTAACACCTTGCGCGATTTCGAAATATTCTTTTTCAACTCCTAGTTGAGTTGGTTCAGTAGATCGTTTGAACATTAAGTTCCACTCTCTAAGTTTTGCAAATAACTGACGTTGCCCGATTTTCACATTGTGTTTAGCTGCCAACTTAGCGACTTCACTTACTTTCAGTGATTCATTAGACTGCATACACGCTTCTGCAAAAACTACCAATGGTTGCTGCTGTACAATTTGTTTTTGTGCTGCTGCAAGCTTTTCTTTCTCTTCTTTTAAATTAGTGAGAAGACCAATCATGAAGGCTGGATCAGTCACCGCTTGTTCCAGGACTTGATCTGTCATGTATGCTCCGTGTTTTCTAATAGAAGGAAGCACTTCGCTTGTTACCCACTTTTTGAATGCTTTCGCTTGTGGTTTGCGGCTCCCTAAAATCAAGGAGTATAATCCGGATTCGTTAATGAAATTCGCTTCGCCTTGACGACCTAGACTGAATCTAGCCCGTTCATCTTCATCCAATCTTTTCAAAGCATCTGTTGTATTTTTGATTTCTAACACTTCGCAAACATCTTTTGCTACAAACCAAACGTCTTCACCTTGCGTTACCGTTCGAACCTGTCCGAACTCTTCATTGTTGAAAACTTGTAATTGATTCATTTTCTTTCCTCCCTACCCGATAAGTTTTGTATCTTTGATACATTTTGTATCATCAAAGTCATTAAAAATGTCTGGGAACAATTCTGTTGCCCTGACACCGAAAAAACTTTGGTATGCCTTCATCGTCTTGACGCTAGGGTTCCTTTCACCCTTTTCTACCTTACGAATAAATATCGTTGATAAATTTAAAGCTAAAGCTAATTCTTCTTGTGTTAAATTCCTTGATGCACGTTCATTTATAAGTCGTTTCCTCATTTCATCACCTACCGTTTGATACGTTTTGTATCGTTAACTGTAGTATAGTTGATACATTATGTATCGTCAACCCCTTTTGATACATTTTATATCTTTTTTAATAAAACTCTTTAAAACGATACATTTTGTATCTATAATGAGGGTATACTAATAATAATTGATACGGTGCGAGAGGGGATTTATTAAAATGACATTTGGAGAAAAGTTAAAAGAGTTGAGAGGTAGCAGGACTCAGGAAGAGGTTGCTAAAGGTATCGAAATATCTAGAGCTAGATATTCTCACTTCGAAAACGATCGTAACGAACCAGACTTACAACTAATACAGAAAATAGCTGATTATCATAAAGTAACTACAGATTACCTATTAGGACGCGCTGAAGATTCACGTTTAACACAAGAAGATGATGAAAAAGCAACAGAAATGGCTAAGAGACTTGAAAAGTTAATCGCAGAGTTAGAGGATTCAGAGCAAGATAAAGCATTAGAACACTTAGAAATGTTTGTTCAATACCAAAAAGCAAAAAAATAACGATAAATAACAAAAAGACTATCCTTATCGGTAGTCTTTTTTTCTTTGTGTTCTATTCTTCTTTATATGTACCTGATGTAGCTGATTTCAACAATTCACCTACATCCTCGCTTCCATTCTTTAATAACCATTCAATAGCTGCCTCTTTTAATAATTGCTCTCTTGTCATCGTTACTTCCCCCTGCATCCTCTAATTTAGTTTGTGAATAATTCACAATGATTGCATTTCCCCTTATTTTTTTAAAAACGCAATTTCTTTCTAAAACAAGAATGACACCGCCTATTTTATAGACGATGTCATTCAATACATATATTTAAATTCTTACCAGCCGCCGCCACCTGGATCAGTCATCATACGCTGAACTTCAGCGGTTTTTTCAACGGCTACTTGGTTACTCTGTTCTTTCTGAACGTTAGCATTACTTAGTGTAAATACTCCCAATACAGCGAGAACAGAGATAATAGAAAGTAGTTTTTTCATTTTTATCACCCAAGTATATTATACCATTTTTTCAATCTATACCCAAGTATATCTTAGGTAATTTCGCATAAAAATTACTATTATTTTTTATAAACATTTCTAAAGACTTCTCAATAAGTCGGATATCATTTTTAGCAAGGCCTAAGTAGAATGTCGAGAAGTGATTTAAGTAACCTTTCTCTTTTTCTATACCTTCAAGTATTTTCAAAGCAAGCTTATTATCACCTTGCCGTATCGCTAAAAAAGCTTGTTCTGGATAATCTAAATCACCTATTAAATTATCCAAATCTTTTGCATGATAAATCTTCAAGAAGTTTAAAGTTCTTTCAATCGCTTTCCTTTTCCTCGCAACCTCTTGACTATAAGGGGATTCGCTTAATACATGCAGTGCTTTTTCAAAATGGTAGTTCGATTGGACGAAGTTTTCAAAGATGTATGATTCCGCAATATTATAATGTGCGTTAGCTTTTTGGATATTGAAATTAAGCTCACTACTACATATTTCTAGCAATTCAAATGAGTTCTTTCTTATTTCCAATGCTTTATCATCCATCAACAATACAGCGTTCATACCTTCTTTTAGTCTTACTGAAAAACTAGCGCGTAGGAATTTATTTTTAACTTTAGATAATCTTTTTTCAATCTTCTTCATCCGCTTAAGTAACGTTCTGTAATCACGCAATTGATATGCAGTTTGACATCTAAGAATATCGATTAGCACTTCCATTTCTTTGGTGCTCACCTCGAATCGCATTTCTTCTAATTCTTCATCGAAGTCTTCTAAACTAAAATTTTCACCTTCCATGTACCTACGACAAATCAATTCGTACACATTAATCCATTCATCATCAGTACTTGGCGTGTACTTCTCTTCGTTTTTCTCTTTTTCTTCTCTTTTTGATGCGATTCGTTCTTTCTCTTTAACTACTAACTCTTGCAACATTTCAAATTCGTTACGGAACGAAAAGTATTCCATTGCTTCTTTAATGTTTTCAGGCTTAGCAAATTGTAAATATTTTTGAACAAGGTCTCTTCTTAATAATTGATCTTCGTATAAACTTAGTAGAGTCTTTGATAAATAACAAAAACTAATTTGTGTATGTCCGTTGAATACTCTTGAAACATTACTTGGTGCCACTCCCCATATTTCTGACAAAGCCTCGTTTGTGATTCCTGCTGCATATAAATCATTATGAATTTTGTTTAATAACGCTTGCATGCACTTTTGTCCTCCTTGTTGGACAAAAAAGACACGTTACCCTAGATTTCTTACATTTACAGGAAAACGCGCCATTATATCTAGGTTGTGTGTTATAATTATGTATGAGACTTATGACAAGTGTTTCCCTACTGCGGTTAGGGGGACGGTGTAAGAGTGTTACCAGCACTACTTACACAGTTGTAGGTCTTTTTTACGTCCGATTATTTTGTTATTTTCATAATATCACATTTTTTCCAAAATTCAGTCGTGCGGTTATCAGAAAATTGTTGAGAAAGTTTAAAAACCGTTATATACCAACGTTTCTCAATTGACATTAAAAATAAATATGCAATGTTGCATCAAGACCTCACATGCATATTTTACCACAAAACCGAACTTTTGTTCTAAGTATTTTTATCAAGATTAAATATTAATCATTTTAAAGTACAAAAGTTTCGTAATTAATCGTTTTATCCAAATATATACCATTTACTTCCCTCGTTCGCTTATAATTGTCACAGATTAAAAAGGGCGGTGAATAGTCATTGCTTAGCGAACGGCTAGTATATTTTCGCAAGAAAAACAAATTAACTCAAAACGATGTTGCTCACCATTTAAACGTTGTTCGTTCAACGTATACCAATTGGGAAGCGGGAAGATCAGAACCAGATGTTTCAACTCTTATTAAACTTTCTGATCTATATAACATTAGCCTGGACAACTTGGTCGGTAGAGAATACCGAATACCACCGCAAGTCGAGGTCATATTAGATCAAATATCTAACTTGGACACTGAACCACAAAAGAAAGCGCTAAACCTCTTAGTAGAATATACATACTTGATAAAAAAGTATTTTATGTAGGTCTCACGCTCCTCATTTTGACGCATAAACATCTTTACACATCAAGATAATATGAATCTCTGTTGAAGATTCTAAAACGAAATATGAAGCGTTGCAGCGCTCGATATTTCAAATTAAAGATATTGTATTTGAATCCATAATATAAGAAAACATTTCCAAAGGAAAGAGGTAAAATTTTACATAATTTTACCAATCCTACCAACAGGACTATTTGGTCCTGTTTTTTATTTTTCTTCGACAAAATATGACAAAATAGTTGCAACCGAATTTGTTATGATTTCTGTAAATCTTACATTTCGCATATTGGAGGAAATACATAAATGAAAAAGCGCACACCTGAGTTTGTAACTGGATTAATTGGAGGAATATTAGGAACTGCATTTTCTTTTATTGTTATGTTTTGGGCAGGTAATCAACCTGTGACAGAAGATAACGGATTATTTGTCACATCTATTATCGTTCTCGTACTACAAATTGCTGCATTAGTACTAAGTTGCTTAGTGAATACGGTCAACAATAAAGTGTACGGTGTAATATCAATAATCATTGGGTTACTAACTTTATTACTATCAGCTTTAGTTTTCTTTATACCAGCTATATTACAATTCGTTTCTGGTGGTATGGCTTTCCGCACTTTAAAAAACGATACAATTGAAAAAACGGTATAAAAAAAGACACTCATTTGAGTGTCTTCTCTTTTTGTCTTCTTTTTTCGTCAATCTTCTGTTAAGATTGAGGGTAGATACATAGATTTTTAAACAACTAACTTTTATATAAAATAAAAAACCCCCGACAGAAGTTTTTAGATGGTCGTTTAGCTTGGCGGCAGACACCATTTAAAAACCGGAAACAGAGGTTTTGTGTTTACGTAAATTAAGTTGATACCTAAATAGTATCATAACTTTAAAAAAACGTAAACTACAAATCCTCTATTCGTTGTACCCAAATTTTGTCGGGGCAATAAATGGAGGATTTTTTATTATGTCTACAGGTCAATTATTAGCTGAAACGCCTATGTTTGTTACTGAAGGTAAAGTTTCAAAAGAAGAATTAAGATTACCACAACATCATTTTGTAGCTGCAATGGATTGGATTGATAAATTAGGAGAATCAGCATACTGCGATTATTTAAAATTGTATACGATGGCTGACCGAAGTAATAAACAAAGAGAATACGATAAAGTACCTCGTGCTCTTGCATCTATTTGGGACGAGTTAGGAAGAAAAGAAAAGTATTTCCGTCAGAAAGTACTTATTCCTCTTTGGGAATATGGCCTAATTGATTTAATTGAATACCAAGGCGAGCGCAAACAGAAAACAGGACATAAACCAATGAATATTATTGTTTATCGTTACCCATGTAACGATTTTAACCGTATGGTTAAGCCTTTAGAAAAGGTTCGTGATTGGAAAACAGACTATAAGTCAGCAGCTAAGTTCTATGCGATCAAAGGTGGAAGACCTAAAAAAGATGTAAAGGATTCTGTAGAGAAACCTTTATCAAAGGATTCCACAGAGAAACCTTTAAAGGATTCCGTACAGAATCCTAATAATAATACTAAAGCAATTACTAATGTTTTAAATTACTTTAGTAAGTATGTAAGTATAGATCCATCACCTTTAGAATTTTTCAAGTTAGCTATCTTAGAAAAACCAACTAGATATGTAGAAAAAGAATTAGAGTCTTTAACAACCATTCATGGTAAAGACATTTTAAATGAATCTATAAAACGATTAGCAGATAAAGATACAACTAATTACATAGCAACGATAAAAGGCATTATCAGACAGTGGGAAAAACAAGGTATGCAATGTTTTGACGATATTGAGAAAGTTGAAACGGAATACATTAACTCACGTAAAAGCGTAGCGCCTGTTAAACAAAGTAGAACAGTTCCGAAGAAATCAGCAAGAAGAACAGAACTATTACCTGAATGGGTTA